AAAATGACTTCTTTCACTACTTCTGCTTCCGTGCTAATGACAGGAATGGACAAATCCAATAACTGCTCTGACAGTGGCGTATCAAATCGCCCCATTTCTAAGTTAGCAAAGAATGATCCTGGCGTTTACTCGGATTTTCCCATGTACGATGGTGATGATCAGATCTCGATGTTTCGGGCCAACCAACCGTGTTTTTCAACACGCGTGCGACGGGCACGGGTTGATGCCAAGATTGCGGAATTGCAAGCGGTCGTAACCGACTTCCGTCCATCAGGAGAGTCGGAATACGACATCAAGCGGTCCTATTCCAGGTTGGATAGGACCAGGGACGCACTACGGAGCACCGTCGCCTTTCAAATGCGCGGTGCGAGGCGCGACCTGAAGGGGGGCAAGAGCCATTCACAATGCCTCCGTGAGGCCCGTGCGGAGCAGACACGAGTTCGGATCCTTCGCCAGCTTGATCACTCGCCCCCTGCTTCTGAGACTCAGAGCGATTTGCTGAACCCCGGGCCCTCCCGTGACGCGTATGTGCACCGCCTCATGCACTGGGCGTGGTGGCATGACGCAATCGGGGTGTTTGACGCATTCATGGACATCCTGGCAGTGTCTTATAACAGATGGCCAGAAGAGCAATCCATGTGGTTACACTGCTCCTCCGCAATTGCTATCCTGGGGGAGAACCCCGATGAGTCGGTGCTTGGGTTGTTGTTGGCTGCGAACTCAGACATATTGAACCCCGGACCTTCTAATCTTGATTCTGTGTTCTTTGATCTCATCGCCGACGCCCCATCTGAGGAGTTGTCAGATCTCTTGCGCGCTCTTAAGGCCACCATTAAGAGGATTGCCCCCCGGTCTAAGCTTTCCGGTGCGTTGATAAAGGAGTTGAGGGCTTATGTACAGGAGTATCCTTTTCCATGCACTCGTGATGAAGATGATGAGGCGTGGCAAACTGCCGTCAATTACGTGCTGTCCCTCGTTCGATCCCACAACGTCAAGTTGGTAGGAGTTGTCCCCGACAACTTCCTTCAGTGGAGTGTGGTGTCTGGCCATCTGGTTGCCATCACTGACAGCTCTGAGAGTGGTAGCGACTGCGGAGAGGGGGCTTCGTGCTCGCACTCCTACTCCCCACCGCCGGTGCATTCCTCTGAATCAGCCTCCGAGGATGCGACTACACATGGCGCAGCCAGGAAAGAGCACCGATCAGAGGACCCCTTGGTTCAGGAACTCAGGAGGCAAAAAGATGAAGATGCAGCCGTTCTGGACAATGAGGCGGAACGTGAGAGGGAGCGGTTGGAGGCGGCTAAGGTGGAAGAAGCAAAAGCTGAGTACCTCTGTCACCACCTGGATGCTCTGCCCCACTCAATCTCGTGGACCGAATTCCTCCACAAGGCAAGCCCCGCCTTTGCCAGTGTGTCCACCACACATCTTTGGTGTGAGGACTGGTACCCTTACCTCCATGCTGAGTTTGTGGGATCTGAAGCAGTTGGGGACATCGATGGGCGTATCCCAAACCTTCGTTTTGGAGCACCCTCGACCAAGCACCAGACGGCAGTGACATATGTTGTGACTCGGTGCGCCCCTGGGTGCCCTCCAGAAATGTTGGGGTACTTCACCTTTTCGCACGCCACTTGGGAACTGGTGTGTGCTCAGTGTTCAGCTGTTCCTGACTTGATGGTCATTGTGGACCGTGTTACTGGACTGCTCTCACATGACGCTCGTTCCGCCTCTCTGTTTCACCATTCGGAGGGCACAGGTAATGAGCCAGTTTTGCGTTCGTTGCTTGCGGCGCTCACGTACCACCGGGTGTACCTTGCTAGCCCTGGCCTGTTGGTCTTGCCTGATGTTATCTCGGCACTCCCTGAGTACAAGAAGAGGTTGTTCTCGCTGTTCACGAACGGCCCCCTGGGAGAGCGGTGGGAACAAGTGGGTAATTTTGCTGCTGAGTGCAAGACGAAGGTGGTTGACGCTTCCGCTCGCATTTCCCGCTGCGCCGGAAGGTTGCCGCGTCGCCTCCAGTTCGCCCAGGGTGCTGGCCTGCATAATCCTTTTGTCACCCAGAACTTTGCCCAAGTGGACAACATGCAATCGATCTACAACTCCTTTGTCTCTCGTTTGTGTCCGTCTGTTCCTCAACAGACTCCTGAGGCGTTAGATTCCTTGCGCCGTGCTACGGTGGCTATCGTGGATTTTAACAACGCATATAGGCTGGATGTGGAAGACATTGGCCGTGTGTTCAGTGAGATTCGTGCTGGCAAGCATATCCCTCCCTCCCTCACTGAGGTTGACCGCCAGGAGTTCCTACGCCATCAGGTGGACTTCTTGGACCGCGTGTGCGAGGGCACTCTTAACGCTTCGCAGTGGTCAGCTGTATTCGAAGAATATGGAATCCACAAGTTCTCCGTTTTCAATAAGAACGAGAGCCTGGGTGCTGTTCCCGTCCCAAAGACTGCTCGCCTTATTTCGACGCCCGATCTCCGCGCCCGCGCCATTTTTAGCTTTGTGGGAATCTTTGGGGATCTGACAATACGTGAGGCGCCGGCCATCGTCGGATCACGATTTGCTACCATTAAGGGCATGACTGGGGAGCAGCGCAAGGCCTTCGTTGAAGAGTTTGCCTCCGGCTCAGCGTGGTTCTGCAATGCTGATGTCAGTAGCATGGAGAGCACTGTTCGCACGTGCGAGCGCCGAGCTGAGTGCGACAGCGTCGTTGCGAAGGTGGGAAATCACTCTGGTCTTGTGAGTTTCATTGAGGGAGTCTACGACGAAATGTCTAGGTGTGGACGTGAGTTCCGCCTAGGTGGCCTTTGTCTTAAGACCTTGCTCCCAGTTCGCGGTTCGGGTGAGGGAATGACCTCTACTGGGAACTATTTTGTTTCCTTGATGAGGGCGGTGTCTCTAGTTCATCACCTTGGTCTTGCCCCTTCTCACGAAGCAGCTTTGGCATATGTGCTCTACAACGCATTCATTGAGGGCGACGACATTACCCTCCGCCTGCCTCATGAGGTCCGAAATTCCGAAATTGAGAAATGGTACGGCGCAATGGGCGCGAATGTCACAGGGTGTGTTTCCCGCTCTGCTGAGTTCCTGCGCACTGACACAGTTCCCAATTGCCCTTCCACCCTCCAGAATGCAACAGACCAGATACTCAGGTTTTATAGCCTTTGTAGCACTCAGGCGGCGGACAGTACTCGTGTCGCGCGGAAGCTGTACGCGGCCAAGGCGGTGTCACTTTTGCAGAACTCTGACCGCCGGCTGCGGGAGTTTGGCGCTGTTGCATTTACAGCATTCCAAGATGCCTTTGAGGATATGACCAAGGACCTTCTCAATCCTGGATCGGCGGTTGGGAGGTGGTACAAAACATACTTGGCGGCGGGTAAGGACCGGTTGGTGCTGGCTGACATCCCGGCTCTGGCGCGCTCTGTCATGTCCTCACCGTTTACAGAATTCCCCTCTCTCAAGTGCTGGACACCAGAAGAAGCCCTCGCCAAGCTCAACACGTTCTGCTGCTGGGAGGACATGAAGAAAGTGTGTTATGAGGAGCACTTCCCTGATGTTCGAAAGCTTGTCATGGACAATGCCACCGCCAACCTGTGTTTTTCTTACTTGCTGGTCGGCTTGGCCATGGGCGGCCAATTTTTCCGCAGAATCTACCACGGGTCGGTAGACTGGGTCACTGGGCGACTCACCGCCATATTGGGGGGACTATCTCTTGCATCAGTAACCGCATTGGCAGCCTTTCTGCTGGGGCCAGGAATGGTTGTGGCGGTGGCCATTCTGGGGGTGACTCTGATGGCGGTGCTTGGTTTTATCACGGCCTGGGCGTGGAGTGGCAGCATCAAAGGAGCCATCCGTGTCACGTCGGTTGTGGTGGGCCTGGGGGTTACCCTAGCGGTTGGCGTTCTCGTCGCCTACTACCATGGTAAGTACGCTGGGGTGACCAATTTTGTAGATTGGCTCTTGGGCTTCATTCCCCGGCAGCCTCCTTCCAGAGTTCTAGAAACTGTGCCGTTGGAAGTTGGGGTATCGGCGCCGAGGTCATCATCTTTATTATGTCGCCGCCGCGACCTCCGTGGCAGCGGAGAGGAGTCTGACTCAGACGATGAGGCTCCCCGGTTGGACCTCTCTGATTTCTTTTCTGAGACCGATTCCGAGGTAGAGATGAGCACCCGATTGGTTCTTGGGGAGTCTCACCCCGTTTCCCCTCCTGATGTCCACTAAGTATCACGATCGCAGCTTTCAGGGCTCATGGCCGACAATTATGAGTCTACCCGTCGCGTCCTTATTCTTGAGCATATGCTCCACAGATCCTGTCACCCTCCAGTAAAGAGGGAATGACCTTTGCCCGTTTTACCATGGGTAGTTCCGATGCTTATCGTCTTTTTCCCGTGGGGTTGTTTCTTCGTAAGAAACAACACCG